TCCATATTTTCAGCAGTAAATGGTTGTTGTTGCATAATTGTACCAATGGCTTTGAGGTCGGGTGAAATATAAGGGTCATCTTTCACAATTTTACCTAACGCATAATAATTCTGTTCAACAATAGATTGTGAACGATTATTTCCAGCTCGTGTATAGGTAGGTGTACCCATTTCAATTGCCGCATGACCAATTGGTGCTGTAAGTCCTAAATCTAAATAAAAGGCATTGGTCATAGTATCTTCGGGAATCCAAATATTCGCAGGTTTTATATCACGATGAACATAACCACGCATATGAATATCAATTAAACCTTCCATAAGTTGTACATAAACATGACTACGTTCTTCGGTATTTGTATGTTCTTTTAACCAATCATCCAAAGTATTGCCAGGTATATATGGATATAATATAAATGCTTGATGACTATAGACTGTTGCCGCTAGTAACTTTACAATATAGGGCGAGTCTTTCAACGCCATAAGCATATCAATTTCAGAATTTACATAAGATATTATAAAGCCACCACTTCCACGAATATACTTAAGAACATATTTGCTACCAGCATCATCAATAACTAAATAGGCTCCACCACTAGCTCCACGCTTTCCAATTGGATATTGAATCCATTTAGGCTTATTATGAATAATATCCGCAAATGTCATTGAACCCATACGATAGGTTGACTCGCTATTGTCGAATCGTTCAAACATACCCATAGGTTCATTTGTATGTTTACTTTGTATTTGTTGTACACTGTACAAAGCCATCCCTATTGTAACAATAAAAATTAATCTAATGCAATACGTGTCATTTTGCTAGTACATGAATTTACACTTGAATTCCAACGTTCTTTCCAAGATGACCAAACTTTATCATAAACCATACAAGGTGTAGAATCATCAGGAATATAACATCGAAATATATATCCGAATTCAGCACACTCGTATGATGTTAGCTTTGTATTATTTCCGTATAATACACATCGCATAGCAACATTATTCCAAACGATACTTTTTCGCGGATCTGCCACATGATCTACAGCTAACGCTTCATCACACATCCATACAAGCATACGTAATAAATTTGGTATATCTTGTTCAGGAAACCAATCAAACATACGAAATTCCAAACCGTGATTCCAGTGTTTGTTAAAATTTATATCTAATCCTAAACTTGGCATTGTTTTGTAGGCAAATCCACTTATATCATATAATTGCTCATACCAACGGCCAGGAGTATACACATATGGTTCAGTTAATATTTTTCCTGTTTTCATGAGTTCTGTGTCATATGTGCCTAAACTCACATATCGTGATGCAGCAACACGTTGTGAACCAGCTGGAAAGGATATATTTGGTCCAGCCAATTTAGAAAATACATCACCAGATCCAAAACGCGATACAAAAAAAGGTTCCATCCACTGAAAAATACGTGCTAATCTACGATGTTGCTCTAAGAATAATGCCCAATCCTTAATATGTGCGTCATTATCTAATTGTGTAGGTAAAGTGATGTTAAAATGATACGTTCCATTATTAAAAATAGCTAAATTACCTAAGTTTGACAAATACACAGCCATACCATAATTTTCGGTTGGATATCGTATAGTAGGTTTAAGTCTATGAAAACAGGACATTTGACGCAATCCCTTATTAAGTTCATCAAGCCAAATAAATTTATAGGCTAAAAATTCGCCTACTACAGTTTCAACTGTAGCACAATAATATTTTTGTGTCATAAACTCAACTGTATCACCATCTAATGTCCACCATACATCCTTATCAGTGCCAAAAATTTTAGGATTTATATCAGCAAGTTCTTCTAAGATAGTTTTACCTATGAATTCGGGATTTGGTAAATTCTCTTTGTTAAAAAAAGTTTTATGCGTTCCAAAACGATCGGTTTTAGACAATGTATGAGAATTTAACAGAAGTGGCAATGAAACTTGAGCAAGTTCGCCATGTATAAATGTTTTGCTCCATTTTCGTAATACCCTATCTACAAAATAGGGTTTATATATAGTGTAATAATCTAGACTATACCGTTCTCGTTTCTGATTTTCGAGTATAGCGTGCACAGGCATATTTATTCCACCTTCAATTTCAAAATAAGTTTCATTTTCTAGTCCAAGACCCCAATAAACTTCATTTGGTTTATATTGTGATTTATACTTATCGTGTTTTGGAAGAGGTATTCCTTCTGCCATATCCCTACAAACAATATATGTTTTAAAAAACCAAATTTGACACACCAATATAAGAATGGATTCATCCTATATTATAGCTGCCGGCCTTTTAACTCTTGTGGTTGTTCTTGCGGCCATGCGTCGCAAAGTATTGCCCGAAGAGGCATTTATCACTTTATTACATATAAAACCAAAAATATGGTGGTTATGTGATTCTGAAGTCAATGCTCGTTTACCATATGACTTTGGTGCTCCCAACAGTACAACTCCTAATCGTGGTTACCTCTCGATTGCTCTTAAACGTCTACAAGACACCCAGGGTGAAGATTTTGAGATTCAACCACTCATAGGTCGTGCTGCTACTTTAGCAATGATTCCAAATGCGAATCCAATGGCCTTACAATTGCCACCAGCATTATGGCGTCATTATGTCATTGCCAATTTACTAGCTAATCATGGTGGTCTTGTAATGGATGGTGATTCAACCTTATGTGTTGGTCCCAGTTTTTTCAATGTTGTTAAAGATGTGCCTGCTGCTGCATTTGGGGTGAATCCTGATGAACCTGTCGTCAGTCCAGCGACTGCCGTCGCACCCGGACCAGCACCATATGTTGGCTGGGCTAAAGAATCAAATCATCCTGCCTGGATGTATGCTGCCAATGAATGGAATATTTTGGTTGCCCGTGGACCACAGGCATGGTCTGCTGCTATAGCACGTCGCATGAATCTTGAAGTATGTGAACATCAACGATCTAACGGACTTGTTATATTACGTACACCAGAGGGCAGCAGACTAGCAAGTGGTAGAATGCGTACTATGGAAGATTTATTTGGTCGTGTAGGTGAACCAGCAGATCCAAAAACAACTTTATTACCTGGCACAATTTATGTAAGTTATGATGGAGATAAACTAGCACGTCGCTATGAATATAACTGGTTTCTCAAACTCAGTCCAAAACAAATTCAGGAATCAGACTTCATATGGGCTAAGTTAGCTGGATTTTAAACTACATTAAACTACATTGAAAAATTTTTTATTTCTTTTTTGGGATTTTAAAATTTTTGTTTTTGTTTTAATTTTTATTTTTATTTATACAATATTTACGACGCAGATGATGCCCTTGACATTTGAGGTAGATACAGTACAGTCACCGCAGGTAGCAAGCTCGGCCATCAAGTTTGTCTTGACAGTAGACTCAGACAAGCCGAGTTCCTTACACTTCTTGTTGTGGAGCTTGACCATATGCTTGTTGCCATCGCGGTCCCAAGTTACAGGAGCCATCTTGAGGATATCCAAGGCACGGCGAACACCATTACGCATAGCAGCAGGTACAGGAGTATTAGTAGCAGTAGCAGTAGCCTCAACACGAGTACCATGAACCATAGCAATCACACAGATTTGGTGATTGTCGCGTGCTGCCTCAACAGTATACTTGTTGTTGTAAACACCAAGTGCGTGAAGAAGGCGAATGCGAAGAATATCCTGCCACTCAAGCAAATCAAGGTTGCCATGTGCAGTCGTCTCAAAGGACTTTTCAAGGTTAGCCCAGTGCCATTCGATGCTGTAGCGTGCTGTGCCATCGCCATTATCAATAGGCTTGAGAACAACAGGCCAGTTTTCCCAGATGCCCTTGCGAAGAGTCAAGTCTGGTACAACAAAGTCCTCAAGAGCCTCGTCTTCAGACACAGCCCAGGGATTCATATTCGCAACACCAGAAGGAGTATCATCGTCATAGATATACTCATTGTTTGAGTCAAGTTCGGCACGTGGTGGCTCAATATTATCATAGACAATGTCGCCCCAGTCTGCATTGTCGTTCATCATAGCCTTGTAATCGGCAGCCAAGATAGTTGCGATGTCCTCGTCTGAAAGAGGCTTGGACTTATTCTTACAGGAGACAGGCCAGATCTTACGCTGTACAATCTCAGTGTGGACTGTACTACAGAAGGCGTCAAGAATGGCTTCGGACATAGGTGCCCCATAATGGGCATTATAGACCGTCATGAAATTTACCATTTCATCAATCACTGCGTCCACAGTGCGATTGGTCTTGGGGATACGTGCTAGCCACGGACGAAATGCACGGAAGTGATTGAAACCCGAGAAATCGTAAATACGGTTAGACATTTGAAAGGAAAGGAAGAAAGCTTAGAAAGAAAGAAGAAGATTGAAAGCTTGGATGTGTAACAAAATCAGAAAGATGTTGTCGCACAATGAAATTTATGAAAAATTAATAATTCAATTTTTTCATAAATTTGTAATGACATGTAATTACTTGAGTATAAATTCTTCCAATTCACGTAGATACATTTCGTTTTTCCCACCCATACCTCCAAAACTTCCTATTTGTATACTACGTAGTTCACGAGCTAAACTAGGACTAGCACTAAATCCATGTTCGTCACCCCAGGACATTTTCTTAGGTTTTGGTAAATGAGGTACGAACTTATATATAAGACCTAACACATCGTTAGGCATTAGGGACTCAATCTCTGGTGGCAATTGAGGCTTCATTTCCCTACTCGGGAATAGATTTTTATTTCACATAAAAACAAACTATACATTTATATACTATTAAGTATATACCAAGCCACAGTTTAACAACGCAAGGGACGTGCGTTGGGCGACCCATGACCCCCACCCTTGGTATAATTTGCCACTGACGCATTTGGCGTGTAGTTGTATTATTTATAGTGTATGATTATATACAAAATAAGTAACTTATATTTATAATGAAATTGTATATAATTTTATGATGTAGTCAATGTGTAGTATATTTTATATTTACAATACAAGATGGCAACGGACCCTGTTGTCCAGGCATTTAAGACGAAAGACCCTCATTTTGAAACTATGTTTACAGAAGCTTTGGCTGAACAGGGTGCGTGGAAACGGTTTAGTAAACCAGACAAGGATGGCAAAACCTTGTTTGGCTATGTCTATGACCGCTACATAGCATTACCATCGGTGCCTGATAAACAACTATACGTAACAAACTTTAACAATAATAACTTTTATATAAATTCGCACCCGGTTTACCAAGAACAAATAACATATATAAATATTCTTATGCGACTCTTAGTCGCCGGTGCACTTCCAAAAGGCAATA